GTGTAGCTCTGCCTTATAGCCGTCAAAAGGCACTCTTCGCAGTCCGTTGAAGTGTGAGCCGTCAGTGGGTACTAATCCGCCAGCGTTAGCCAGTATCTCTTCAACTCCACCACTACCAATTACTGCGCTTACAGTGGCCTGATCGACTCCATGTTGTTGCCCTGCCAAAGTGACCCATCTTGCCGCGAATTGGTCTAGCTGTGCGGCCATCGGCGTGCCATTGGAACCGCCTTCCTCACTAGCTGAGCCAAAGAATGCGCCACTGCCTTTACCCTTCTCATCGTATCCAATAAAGTGAGAAGCGTTTAAATTAGGCGAGCCGCCGATAGTCTGCCCGAATACGTTTGTCAGGTAAGAATCTACAGATCTAAAAGCGTCGATGTTATCTGTTGCGCCTTGCTGGTCTGACCGTCTAGCAAATCCTGTAAACTGTGCCCCACTTGCAAAAGGCGCAATGTCAAAGCTGCCAGCGTGTCCTAGGTCTTGCGTAAACATTCCCGCGTTGCTGGACATAGTGCCGCCGCTATCAAGAGCGTTTGCAAGAGCCGCAGCCCCAGCCAATCCCCATCCCCAGCCAGGTATCGCAGAAAGCGCCGTCATTGCAGCCGATCCAGCAGTGGCAACACCACCGGCAACCGTGGAAGCTACTCCGGTTATTGCACTTCCAGCGCCAGCAAGAATTCCCGTACCGCCAGCAGCCGTAGCTGCTGCGGCTGTTCCCGCGGTGGCCGCCGCTGTTCCTCCGCCAAAAATAGCACTGGCCCCACCGCTTAAAATTGCAGAAATTGGATTGCCCGCGCCAGTAGATGCCGTTCCCCCGAAGCCCATTAAATTCATTAGCTTGGAAGCCGCCCATTCAGCAATCATTCGCTTAATCATTCCTGTGAATGCTTCTGCAATCTGAGAAAATGCGCCTTTTCCGTTTTCCATAATATTGACGAAAGTGGTGGACAAGTAATCGTGAGTCCTGCCCCATGCTTCCTCTGCCGCTCTAGCCGCCTCAGTGTTGGCCCTCTCTAAGGCGTTTGCCTCTGTTGCCGCATCTGTTAGCGCCTGCTTTTCGTTGTTTATCTGAGTTGTGAGGGCGATAATTTCCTGACCAAGCGCACTACTTGCTGTAACTCCTGCCGCCTGCAAGTTGTTACGAATAGCAAGTTCCGTAGAACTCAAACCGAAAGCAGCGGTTTCATTGCCTAAGGTTGTTATTACTTCCTTGGCCTTTGTGTTTAGATCAACTGTTGCATCTTTTGTGTCTACAACCTCAGTCTTAAACTGAGATAGAGAGAACTCGGCATCAACAGTCGCAGCATCAACATCAATAACCGCTGTGCTCATAGCCACAAGCTCGGTTTCCATCTCTGCAATACGATCTTTTGTTGCTTTTATTGTTGTGCCAAGAGCGCCGGAATCAGTAACCCCAGCTTTTAGATTTGTTAGCGTGGTTTCAAATGTAGTGTTAAAGGTTTCTATGGCACTTAATGGGTTCGCCGCTGCCGCCGCAATAGCGGTCCAAGTCGCAACCGCGTTATTTTGGACTGAAGTAAAAAGGCCGCTGATTGTATTAAGCGCCGGTGCGAACGCTTCTATCAAAAACAGCTTTAATTTGTTCCAAGCTATTTCGATATTTAAAGCCGCTTTCTCGGCCGCTATTCTTATATCATCCCAATGGCGATAAATGATCACAGCAGCAGCGGCCATAGCAGCAACAATAATGGCAATCGGGTTGGCTAAAAAGGCAGTGTTCATGGCGATAACTGCTGTTTTGATCAAATTAACACCAGCAACAACGCCAGCAAACGCGGCAGGTGCGGCAAAAACAGCAAGAGCGGCCCCCGCTGCCGTGACAGCAGTGACAACAAAATCAAGATTGTCCGTAAAAGTAACAACCACCCCACTCATAGCGGTAATACCAACACCAAATAAGTCTACCCCACCGGATTCACCCATCTTTCGAAATAGGCCGTCCACATTATCTTGTAGATTACTTAAAAGACCTGGCAGCCTTTCCATCTGATCTTCCATCGCACCGGCAAATTGAACCTCTCCAATGCTGAGCAAATAGCCTTGTATCTCTTCTGCGTTTTTCCCGATATCGGTCGTTACGCCTTGGAATGTCAAAGAAACCCTGCCGCCTTCAGACTTGGCCTTGATTCCGAATTCTTTAAGTCTCTCAAATTCGCCCGTTGCAGCATCAGCCACAGCTTCGATCATTTGATTCATGTCTTTACCCATAGCAGCCGCAGTGTTGCCATAAGACATCAATGCTCGCTCGGATGGGTCCAAGCCAAATGACTTGAGCTTGATAAACGAAGCAACCGACTGATCAACTGTGAAGGGTGTCTTTTCTGCAAATTCTATAAGCCTGCCAAATGCCTTCCCCGCAAGATCAGCACTTCCTGTGATGGTGGTAAGCGAGCCCTTTAGCTTCTCAGTTTCGACCACTACATCGGCAAATTTTCGACCGATAGCCATAGTTCCAATAGCAACAGCAATAACACCAACAACCTTTTTAACGTTCGCGCCCATAGACGTGAAACTTTTGTCTATTTTTTTGGTGTTTGCGTCAATTGCTTTTCGACCGCCATCAACAGACTTTTCAGCCTTTTTCAGCTCACGGCGAAGCCCCTCAGTTGTGGCATCAATTTTGAGAAGTAGGTCAGCTACATCAGTCGCCATGTACTTGAGTCTCTTTTTGTTTCACGATGGAGGAAATGAAGGAAGAAAAACTAGCTTCTTTTTTCTTTGGTTCTGACTTCTTGCCGCCGTTCTGCATTTGGATAAAATCTATTTTGGCAGCGATTGAGATTGTGATTTCTGGGACTGTGCTATTCCATGCCACATCGGGCGACCATCCAAGCCAGCCCGTTGCAACACCAAACATGTGATCGAGGTATTCGCCCTCGGTCATGTGTTCACCTTCTACTTTTTTTTAGTAGAATCCTCGGATTCTTTCTTTGGGTTCATCAGTTTGGTGATGAAGGGAACCACTTGCTCTGTTGCTCCCGCGATACCATGAGAGAAAACAGCCTCTTCGATATCTCCCAGCTCTCTCGGGGTAGCGTTAGCGCCAGCAGAAATAATTACAGCAATCGTTTCAACATTAAGCTGACCCAATGCCTCCATAGCTCCACGCAAACCACCGAAACGAGCCTGAATCTTCTTCATTGCTTTGAGTGTGGGGCGAAGTTCGAAAACTTCCTCCCCAAGCTCAACGGTTACTTCTCCGTGATCTAAACTCATGAGCGAAGATCCACAATGAATCCTTGGTCATTGGTAATCATGTGCTCGACCAATTCCATATCATCAACGCTGCCGCCAGGGTATTGCTCATTCCCAACCTTGCCGCGCCAATAAATGCTAGTCGCGTTAGTGGCAGCAGGGTCGTTGTAAACAACCTTCATGTTGTAGGCCGCTTGAGTAGTCACCGCCGCAGCCGCTCTTAGAGCAACCTGACCAACATCGTCAGGATCATAACCAACAGTAACGGTTACATTATCGCCAGCTTTTGAGGACTTGCTCTGAACCGTTCGACCCGATTCTAGGCTAGTAAAAGAAGAGAAGTTTTGCGTATCACTCAAAGCGGAGAATGTTTGAACCTCTCCAATTTGAACAAAAGTGTCAGCCTCCATTTCAGCTAAATCGCTGCCAGCGCCGGTAGTGCCGATGTAAATTGTTGCGAATGCCATTGAATAAACAGCCATAATATTGCACCTCCAAAGTGCTAGTTTTTAAAACTCTAAAAGAACTTGCAGGCGCAATTGGCCCATAAAAGTTACACCATCAGACTCTCGATTTGTTCGCTTTGATAAGACTTGCATCTTTGCGATACGACCGGTCGAGAGCGTGAATCTTTGGTTATGAAGCAAGCCATCCATCTCGCTCATAATTGATAAAACTTCCTTCTGTCCTCGGTAGTCCGACCAGACAGAGAAATACATTGTTTTTTCATCTTTTCGATCAGAGAGCCAATTCGCCCTTGATGAATCTTGGTAGTCGATAGTCACATAGGGATAGGTCGCGCTCTGTGGTACTGAGTCATACACAGGGACCGATAGTTGTGCGCCTAACTCTGTGTATATTGCAGTCTGAAAAGCAATTGACGGGTCACTCATAAGCCCTGCGCCTTCTTAACTGCGTCATTGATTACTTTATTAATGCGATTGATTATTTTTGGCTTTTCATAGTCCCAAGCTGGCTGTAAAAATGGCTGTGCTGCCATCCTCGTGCCGCCGTCTTCGCCTTTTGTGCCGAACTCTAAAAACCTCGCATAGAAAGCCCTTGATCGCGCCTTTTTGCCTCTGATTCCGATTTGTGCGGTTAGCCCGTTTTTAGAAACCAATGACGTAATGTTGTCTTCTAGGTTTCCGGTATCTCTAGGCACTCTGGCAATGACTTCGTGCATCAACCCATTAGCAGCATCTTGCATAGCAGGCTTAATTCGCGCATCAGTCTCGGTTAGGATTCTTCGGAGCTTGATTCTTGCCCGAGTGCTTGTGAAAGATGATTTGCGAGCCATTAATTTTTCCCATAAAAAAACCCGCACTTGGCGGGTCTTCGTGTTTCTTTGTTTGATTACGGGGTCAAATATGAACCCTCTTGAACTTAGTCTTTATTTAGGCTATCCAAATAAACTGTTCGCTCGCTTTGCGTTATGTCTCTGTCAGACGGGGAGCCTTGTAGCCATTTATGGATTTCGTCTATGGATGTTTTACCCATTCCATTTATGTCTTTTAATTCACCACCCTCTATCGCCTCTCTAACTTGGCTGACAGAAAGAAGTCCTGCCCCCTTTAAGTTATTGCGCGATCTCTCGCTAATCCCTGTTCCATCATTACAATTAATGGCCTCAATAAGCATCAAGGAGCCAGTCTTCATGTAAGAATTTTTATACTCAATAGATTGCTTATAGCACATCGTAAGCAGGGCCTTATGAATTATTTGCCTAACTCTGTCGGCGCTTAGGTCAAAGGCATTAGCGATTACAAGGTAAGTTTCTCCCTCGCTTCTTCGCCTTAAAATATCTGCCGTTCTTATGTGGTTTCTCATGTGCTTAATATTAACACTTATTACTGCGTGACTCCACGCTCTGCGTTGATTTCTAAATACATATCTCTAGTGCCTTCTGTGAGGACTGCGCGAATGTTGTAAGTCGCTCCATTCCAAACAATTCGATCACTATCTAAAATATCGCTGCGGTTTCTAATCTTGAATAAATACATAGCAGGCGCTTCAACGCGATCATGCTTTGCCAATTCCCTTCCCGTTCTAGGTCGAACATGCGCCCAAAGATCTGCAGCAACATCCACAAGAGCAACCGTATCGCCACCCATTCCATCGCTCGTGCGAGTCCCGCGCTTGATTGTGATTAATTGATCAAGTTTGCCAGGGTTCATTAAGCCGCCCAGCCCTTTCTATTTAGATTGATAAGGCTTTGAACCGCGAAGGGCAGCTCTGTTACCGTTGTTCCCGAGGCGAAACCTGTTGGGTTCTCGTACCAATGAGCAATTAGAATGCTAATGGCCTGCCTGATTGAGCTAGGAACACCAACGGAGCTATCACTGAAGCCAGCAACAAAGGTAACCGTGATCGCATCTAATCGATTAAATACAGCAGGAACCACAACTCCCGTTTTGGCTTTAATCCACGCCCTGTCTTGATTCCCGTAAAGGTGAAAGTCGCTAACCGTTAACGTTCTCGATACGTTTTCAGTATCAAAATATTGAATTGATGTGATTGAGCTCACAGGGGTAACCGGAATGACAATGCCGTTATCGGGATCGTATGATTCAACAGACAGCGCCCAAGTTTGATGTATTAGCGCCTTACCGATCGCACCACTTGGAACATCCATAAAATCTGTGGCTGCAGCGATCAATCCAGCAATGCGAGTATCATCATTTGTGTGTTGAATTCGAAGATCGGCCTTGATTTCGTCAGCAGTTACCGGATAAGCCGCAGCTTCTACTGTTCTGTTCAACAAATACTCGCTATTCATAATTAAACCTTGGTAGCTTTTTCGGTTTTAAATTTCTTGGAAGTATTCTGCTTGTTTGGAACAGATCTAACTAAAGTAGCTTGGCCCGCTTCGATCATGCGCCCGCCCTCGGCTGCGCTTACTTCTATTTCATCGCCTACGTTCTGGCTTTCGCCTAAACTAGCTCGACTTGTTAATAATTTAACTTTCATTTTTAAAGCTCCAGAAAAAGGAAAGGAAGGAAGCCCCGAAGGGCTCCCCAATCCGGTTAGCTTGCAGCAGTTATTAAGTGCTTAACCGCAGCAGTATCACCAAGCTCTCCATCGAAACGGATCAAGCCAGCAATACCCATATCAGGCCAGAAACGTTCTTTCATCACGCCAACAACAGGAGCGCCGACTTTGCGAACGTAATACTTGCCGAAGTCACCAAAAGCCATGACTTTCTTAGCCGCTGCTAGTGAATCCATCGCCTGATTAATGCTGTACGGCTTGCCATTAAAAGTAGACGGAGCGCCAGCAATAACATTGCCCTGTTGCCACAAGTAATTACCATCACCATCTTTCAGTTTGCGAATCGCTTTTAGAGTTGAATCGTTAAACATGTAGCGAACTTTTGGAGACATGCGGTAAGCAGGGTCAACCGAATGCTCAAGGTCTAAGATTTCGTCGAAAGTAATCGCAGCAGTACCCGCAGCAGTTAGGCCAAGAGTCGAAGCTGTGATGATTCCGTTCGGCGCATCTGAACCTGATCCAGTAGTTAGCTGTAAGTTAGCAATTCGACCCAAACGCTCGCCAAGCAAAGAGCCTAGCAATTGCTCCATTGAGAAAATGGAATCCATGTCCAATTCCCAAGACCAGCGTATGAATTCTGTGTCAAAGGAGTATCCGTCGAGAGACTTCTGACCAAAGACTGCATCTTTACCGCCATCGTCAACAAGCGCGGCGCCTTCTGTGTGAGCAACCGCAGTAACAGCCGTATCATTAATAGTGGGAATCTTTAAAGGATTACCGCTAGTAGTAGAGATAACGGTGCCCACGTTCTCATCGTACATTGGACCCCAAGCAAGCATGGATTTAACAATCTCGCTCGATAAAGTAGTTGGAACCGTGAAACCGCCAGCAGTAGTTGTGCCCGCTGTTTGGGTTCTGTACTCAGTCATTCCCTGCTTCAAAACTTTGCGTTCTTCGGCAGTTAAATCGTCCTGTTGACCACAGATAACTTTTGCAAAGACGTTGCGATACTCGGCTTTAACCGGCTCAAGCTCGCGCTCATCTGAACTGTCAGCAGGATTAGGTCGTCTGCTTTCAACCGCTCGCTGCTCAGCATCAGAAATCTTTTGTTCACGGTCTAGCTTTGATTGGATAGCGTCATGATCAACCATGCGCGCATCAAATCGGGCTTCGATTTCTTTGGCTTCCGTTTCACTGGTATTATCAGTGATTGAATCCAAATCTTTTCGGGCTTCCGTGGCAAGCTCTGCCATGCGTTCCCGCTGCTTCT